CAACCTCACTACCAGCTGTGCCTCCGCCTATGTACTCAATAGATATTGAGTTACCAATAGAACCATATTGCACTGATTGCCATTTAATATCTTGAACAATTGCATAAGCTTGAGTTGCTGGTGAGTGCTCTTCATATTCAATTGAAATAGAATTTCCCGCACTGCCAGCGGTTTTAGCTTGAAATCTTAAGCTTTGTATGTCTACAAATGCTTTTTGTGGTAGTCCTGTGTCGTAATAAGTTATCTTGATATTGTTTCCATCAAGTCCTGCAATTTTTGAAACAAATTCTAAATCTTGAATAACAGCTCTTGCGTATAGTGCACTAGTTAAAAATCTTAAATTGTCATCACCAGCATTTTGACCAAGAATACCTTGTGAAAAATTTTTTTGCGGCAATTCATCATAAGTATCTATGTTTTGTTGATTTAAGTCAGTGCCTTGATTTACTGAAAAAACAAATTGGTCGCCAACCTGAAAAGGTATAGAACCTTGATTGATTGTAAAAAATACTTTTAAATCTTCATCTACAAATTGAGTGCCTACTACTGCAACGCCGACAGCTCCATCAAGAGAGCCGACAACCTGAAATACGGTAAAAGGATTAGTAGCTGTGCAAGTTACCGTGTATGTTTGTGTAATAGTAAAGTGAGTAAGTCTATCAATTACAAGTGTGCCGTTTCCTGTACCTGTTAGAATTGGTGGTGATGATACATAAGGGTTCTTAAAAATGTTTTGGCTCATAATCTATTTTAGTTTTACCAAGTTTCTTCAATTTTCAAACTTAAGTTTACAAATCTATTGATCGTAAATCTCTCATTAGGTAAATCTTTTAGTTGACCCCAAAGAGATATAAAGCTAGGGTCGTTTCTGTCTACTATGGTAAGAAAAGGTTTACTTACTCCGACATAATTTATAAAATGCCTTAAGCCTAGCCAATTTTTATTCATGCCCATTATTGTATTTAATTTTGAAAAATTTACCGACAAAGTCCTAGTTTTTATTCTTTCATTTGATACTCTAAAAAATCCTTCCGTTTTCATTGTTTCTGCATAGTCTTCCCAAGCTAAATCAATATCGTCTGTAATATCTTCACCTTTTGAGTTGTCAAAAGTAAAAGCACGACCACCTACAATGCGCCCGATTTCTATGTAACCGCAAGCGTTTGCAGGGTCTAAAATTTTAACTTTGTAGTATTTGTAAGCCGCGCCAAAATCTTGGCATAAAATTAAATGTTTTTCTTGGTATGGTACTAAAAAATTAACTGGTGGTGCTAAAAAGTTATTAGATATGTTTGCTTGAACATAAACTATTGCTGTTTCTGAAAGGTTATGATTTAAAATTGCAAAAGTATCAATTCTACTTTGTACATCTGCTTCTATTACAATTTCTTGCCAACCTATTGTATTAGCAGAACGCCATGTCTGACTTAAAATGTCAGTTGTTAGATTGCCTTTGTCAAAATCACCAGCCGCCGTACTAGTAACTGATAAAATGTTAGCACCAAAGTTGGTTAAATTATAGTTGCCTAAATCAAATTGATATAAAAAACTTATTCCTTGCTGACTACTCATACTACGCCCCTACTACTAATTATTGGTCGTCCTCGTTCTGAAGCTTCTCGTAAGGCTTCTATTACAGCATCTTTTATAGAACCAACTGCTGATTTATCTGCATTGCCGTTGATAGTGATATTTATGGTTGGAGCATTTGTTATTTGACCCGAATTGATTTTTTCCAATGCTAAAGTCAAATCTTTGTTTTGCTCGGTCTTTATTACTCTTTCACCGCCCTCCAGAATAAATGAACGGCCGCTTAAATAGTGTGGCACTTCTGTTAAACCCTCGTCGGCTTGTCCACCTTTTCTATAATTTGTAGCGCGTATTTGTTGAACTTTAAGCATACCAGCAGTAAAAATAGCGGCTGAAGCGGCGGTTGCGAGCGCAGGACCTACGATTGGTATGCCTGCTAAAGCTTCAAATGCCTTTGCTGAAGCTGATAAAGTAGCAATCGTAGCGTTTGCAATTGCGGCGGCTTTACCGATTTCAAATTGAGTTTGGTTACCTGTTTGCATCATTGTTGCAGTTTCTTGTAAAGCATTTTGCGTGGTTTGCATGATAACAGAATTTTGTGCTCCAATGATTGCACCCATAATAGCTCCGTGTTGCACTTGCGCCGATTGAATTTTTGCTAGCATTTCATTCCAAGTGTCATATTGCTTCATTGCAAGATCTGCGCGTTGATTGTAAAACTGCATTTGTATTTCATTTAAGTTTGATTGGTACTCATACTCGGCTTGTAAAAATGCTTGTTGATATTCTTGTTCTGTTATCAATTCATTTTCTTTTGCAATTCTTAAACTTTCTAACCTTCTTGAATACTCCAATTGCTCTTTTGCAATTCTATCATTTAAAGCGGCATCTGTGAGTCCAAGTAATTCTGCTCTTTGAGTATGAATTGCTACAAGCGCATTTGTTTTTGCTTGTTCTAATTGCATTGCATTTTGCATTGAAAGATTTAAATACTGCTGTTCGCTTATTAAATTTTGCTCTCTTAAAGTTTTTAAAATTTCATTTCTATTTTGTGCATTTATTATTTCTTGGTCAGCTTGAAGACTTGCACCAGCCGCACCACCAAGTCCACTTAAAGCCGAGTTTCTTATCTGTATAAGTTGCGCTTGTTTTCTTAACTCCATACTTACAGCTAGATTTAAACTTGCTTCAAGCGCTTGCTTTTCTGAATTTAAAGCAACCTCTTGAGCTTTAAGTTTTGCTTCTGTCATTACATCAATGCCGTTTCTTTGTATGCCTTGTTCATCAATTATTCTTTGAGTTGCAATTTCAAGTTGTTTTTGTCGTAATGATTGCTCGTAAGCTACTCTTTTTAAATAAATTTCATCGGCTACTTGAATGTTTCTTGCTAACTCATAAGCAAGTGCAATGTCTACTTCCTTTAATTTTGCTTGTCTTTCTTGTTGAAAGTTTTTTATTTTAATTGCTTGAATAGCTATTTGAGCTTGAGTTTCTGCTTCAATTGCTTGTTTTAAAAGAGCTTCTTGTGCCGCATTTTTAGCGCCACCTTGTTGTTCTATTGTTGCTTTAATTGTGATTGCATTGTTTTTTAAATCATTTAAGTTTTTTAAAAAAACATCATAGTTTTGCTTCCACTCATTTAAGCTTAATTGTGGCGCAAAGTCTTTTATTGCATCTATTGCATTTTTTGCCGCATTTGAATTTCTTGTAAAATCTTGCTCAAGCTTTGCAAGCATTTGTGATTGTTTATCAAGTTGTGTCTCAAAACCTTTTGTAGCATAATTTAATGAATCAATCTCTTCTTTATGTTTTTTTGCCGCTTGTGAAGCTTCTAGTTGTTGCTTGCCTGACTCAATTAAATTATTGCTTAAGCTTTTTAAGCTTTCACTTGCTTTGACTAAAGATTCACCAAATTTTAGTCCAAGAGCTTGTGCGGCTGTACCGATTGAACCAAGCAAAAAACCAATTGCTTGAGTAAGCGGCATTATTGCATAGCCAACCATTACTTTAAGCACGCCGATTACATCTTCTATCGTTACATTAAAGTACTTAAAAGCCGCAACCAATGCGCCGCCTACTAGAGTAATCATAAGCATGAAAGGGTTGATATTCATGACTAGTAGTAACCCTCTCATTGCTACTGCGGCAAGATTTTGTGCAATAGTCAAAGCATTAAAAGCTACTATAAGACCACCAATGATAGCTCCTGCACTTGCAAGTGCGTTTAACCATTGTTTTATTTCATTTGAATTTTCATTTAAAAAATTTCTAAAACTTGCAATGCTATCTGCTACAAATTGCAATGCTTTACCTACTGCATGAACTATCTCACTCACTAACTCATTTTGAGTTATAAATTTAGAAATTTCTTCAATGATATTGCCAAAAGCTACTGATACATGGTGCAATGAACCTTCTAGTCCTTTGGCGCTTTGTGCGGCAAAGTTAGCATATTTATTTCTTAAAATTTCAATTGCTTCACCATTTACAAGTTGTGCTTTTGTTAAGTTGCCTATTATACCTACTTGATTGCCAAGCCTTCCAGCTGTGCCTGATAAAGTTACATTTAATTGTCTTAAAACAAACTCGGCTGATTGACCAGTTGCCGCACCAAAATTGATAGCGGCTTCTGCGGCTTTAGTGGCTTGCTCCGCAGTCATACCTAAATTGAGTCCTAGACTTATAAGACTTTTAACCTGTTCATCACTTACTCCTGTTGTTCGCTCTATTTCATTTGCAAATTCTGAAATACTTTGAAAAGCCTTATTTGAGTACTCACCTACAAATGCAAGTGATTGAACTAAATTTCTATCGGCCTGATCTGCTTTAAGTCCTGCTTTAATTAAACTTTCAAAGCCATGAATTGCAGTAGAAATTGCGCCTGTTACTATATCAAAACCAGCTTTAAGTCCTGCAAGCCCTGCACCTGCTGAAGTAATTGCACGACCTAGTTGTGAATCACCAAGAGTTGCTACTATGCGACTTATGGCTTCACTTACATTTTCACTTGCGACAAATTCTATTTTTAATTGCTTTTTATCTTCTGCCATGTTTTAGACTTTTAAGCTCCCTATCTCTTTTATACTCAAAGTCTTTTTGCTTTTTATCTAGAAATTTATTTACCTTGTCGTCTATGAATTTAAACAAGTTATAAACAAATGGCGTTTGATCTAGAATAGTGCCTTTTGAAGGGTATATCTTGTAGTCGCGGCATTCAAAGTATAATTCTACTAATAAAGCTAGTTGCTCGTTGTCGTTGAATAGAGAGCGCGGGCAAATATCGTATATTTCGCCATTTAATAAATTCTTGGCTGGTTTATACTTACCTTGACAATTTCTTAAAACTTGTAGTCTTTTATCACATGAATTGCAGTCAAATGTTTTTGCTTTGTCTCTATCTAGCTGTAAATCAACGACTGCATTTATTACTTTTTTTCTGTATCACTCAAAGAATTTCTTGTCATTATAAATGAACCAATTTCAATTACAAGATTAGTTGGCCACTCATCTACACTTGTTTTTGATTTTACCCATTGCCCATTTTGATATTCTTCTATTTCATGCACACAAGCTTCAAAGTATTTAATTAAAAGTCCGATTTCATCATTGATAACGATTTTTGGTGGCACAGGTTTGCCATCTTTATCTGTGCCTTGCGGTTGCCAAGAAAAATGACCTTCTCTTATTTCTTTTTCTTTTTTTACAGAAATGTTTTTAATCAAAAAAATAGTTGGTTGCTGATTTTCTTTGAATACTAACTTTTTATAATCTCTATCTTTTAAAAAAGTGTCTAAATCTGATTTTTCTTTATCAATTGCATCATCATAAATTGATACAAATTTAAAAACATCATTTAGGTTTATTCTTTTTAGAGCCATTTAAGTGTGTCCCCTCCATTCACACTTATTATACTTTTATGATTATAAAAAAAAGTGCTAGGTAAAAATACCTAGCACCTTGTAGAGACAATACTATGGAATAATTTTATTTTATAGTTAAAGTAAATTCGCTGTCAAGGTTGTTTAAGTCAGTTGCCATTGCAATACCTTCTAGCTCTAGTGTTACATACTTGTCTGATGGTTGTTCAATAGGTGGTACATTGAATTCTACTTTTGGAAAATGAAACTCAAAAGTCCTACCTTGTGAACTAGTATATTGAGGTGCTGGTATGTCTTGTGGCTCTAATGTTATTTTAATATCTTCTGCAATAAATTGTTTGTTGCGCATATAGAGCGCAAAGTTATCTTTAGTCAAAAGAACAGAAAGTTTTAGTTTAACCTCTCTACGCTTGTCTGGTATGTAACCACAAGATTTACTTGTGCCGTATAAGAAATCTTTTTTAGTGAAATTGTTTGTTAGTGTGATCTCGGCACTTATCACCTCACAAGCTAGAGTTGGAAAACCAGCAAAAGTTACACTGCCTTTTAATCCCACAAGAGCGTTTTCTGAACTTGTTGGTTGATAAGTAGCTGGCGCATGACCTATTACAATTCTATTGCTTGCAATTGCTGGCACTGCTGGCACATTTAGAGCTAAAATATCTTTATTTACTCCTGTGCCTCTTCCTATAACTTTTGCGGCTGTTAAATAAGTAGTGTTACCATCAGTTTCATCAATTATATCAATGTAAGAACCGACTTCAAAAAGTTCACCTGTGCTTAATGCTACTTTAATTTCATTTGCGTTAAGTCCACCACTTAGATGAACTGCGCTAGTAAGTGTGTTTTGCGTGTTGGTTGCAAGTCCTGTGATTGATACTGAAACAAGTGCATTTGCCGCAGGAAATCCGTCAATTGCGTTTTTAATGTCTTGTGCGGTTGAAACTCCATTTTCAATTTGAACAACGATATTAGTACCTGTTACAGCGACTACCTCACTACCAGCTGTGCCGCCACCAATGTAATTGATAGTTATTAAGTTACCACTTGATCCTGCTACTTGTGCAGTATAAGTCAAATCTTGAATTACTGCTGTTGCTGTTTGTGCCGCACCTGTGGTTGCTTGTGCAAGGTTGCTTTCACCTGCTACATAAACATCTTGCGCAAAACCTTCTGCTTTAAACATTGCCTTGCCATCACCCGCAAGCGTCCAAGTAGCTGTTTCTACAACCGCGCCGTGAATTACTCTTGAATAGTGAGTTGCTTCTTCAATAATCTTGATTGATTTATCTGATAGAGCTGAAAGTTTGTAGACGATTTTTGTAGGGTCGCTTAAGTCTACATTGCCAAATGCTGATAAAAAGAAAGCGTGTAATGGTGGTAAAGTAGGTTGACCAAGAGCATCTGGCGCATTGGCTATTATGTAAGACTCTAAACTCATTTCTGCTTGTTTTTTGCCACTAAGTCTAACCGCTACAGAACGACCAGAACGACCTGCCGAGTTTTCTCTTGGTATTTCAAACTTTGAATTAAAACTTATATGCTCAATTGCATCACTTGCAGTAGGTAGCCCTGAAGTGCTATTTTCACCATAACCACCTGTTTCAAGTTTAGCCCATATTTTTTGATCTAGTCCTAGTATTTCATAGCTTCTGTTTAATAAGTTTCTTGCCATTTTTAGTTTCTCCTTTGTTTAAATTTTACATTTTATTAAGCAGGGTTTGCATTGTCTTTAATTACTATAAGCCATTTTCTTGTTCTTATTCTCTTAATAAAAAGAATATCTGCAAGATCATAGTTTTGAGCACCACTGCCGTCATCAAAACTAATTGTATTAGTAGGTGCTGTTTCATTGATAGTAAGTGAAACTAGTTTTTCACTTAAATAAAGTTTATTGCCTTTTTTGATTTTAACCGCATTAGGTTTCTTTGCTAACACTGATTTGATTTTTTTTAATAATGACTCTGATTTTGATTTTAATCCTGACTTGTATTTTTCTTTGATTAACATTGATTACTCCTTCCAGCGTTTCGCTATGTTTTTAAAAAAAAGCATAGCGGTTAGGATTACTATTGAATGTGTGCTCCGCTATTTAGTTTATACTAAATTGCTAGAAAAAATCGGCAACTAGCTATCTAGGGTTGTCAAATTTGCGTGTATAAGCTACGATTAGAGTAACCTCAAAAAAATGCACTCCAGCAATTTCTGAAAAAAATTGATTGTCTGTTGTAATTTCACTAACCCACATTAAGTTACATTCACCAAAAAGACTATTGTTGTCATAAATGCACTGCTCAATATCCGCTATAAACTCCTCAAATTCTGTTATTGTTTTATCTCGCACTTGACCAAAAATTCTGATAGTCCACTCATACTCTCTTACACAACCAGCGTGCTTAATTATTCTTGTTTCATCGTCAATTATGTAAGCAATCGGCGTTTGACTTTCTGTTCTATCCTTCCAAGACTTTACATCAAAACTAACCTCGTAAATGTTACTTGAGTAACCACGACTAATAGTAATTGTTTCTAAAAGATATTTTAGCGCAGTCAAAATTTTCATGCGCTTTGATTTAATAGGTAGTAACTTTGCTTGAATTGCTTGAACTTCTGCGGTAGTTAGTTTTGCCATGCTTTAATCTTACTCCTTAAATGTAAATACCTCTTGCATAAAAATACCAAATTTTTCTGCAATTTTTTCTCTATTTTTTTCAAGCGCTGGAAAAATAAAAGGTCGTGCTGGTATTTTTACTTCTTCTTTTAGTGCAAAAAGTAATTCTAAAGATTTTTCTTGCTTCATTGCCATTAAAAGAGAACCTTTTTTAGACTTAAAAACAAAACTCTTACCTCTAAAGTCCATTGGCTTATAGCGTGCTATACCAGCGCTAGATTTAACTGCGTTTAATGGTATTGCAAGATATTTAGCACGCTTTGGTTTTATTATGCCGCCAAATTCATGAATAGCCGCATAGATTGCACTACTACCAATTTCACCAATTACATCGTCGCCTCTATCATAGACTTTGATTGAGTTATCAATTGAATTAAGTAAATAGCCTGTTCTTATTTTAAAATTTTTTCTTATGTTTTGAATTATTGAAGCATGAACTATGCTTAATGCTCGCCACATCATTAGCTTTATGCTTTTTTTATATCGTTCTGGTAGCTGTTCAAGCTCTAGTTTTAATTCTGCTAATTTATTTGCTTTTGTTTTAAATTCATTTTTAGACATTTTTTATAAACCAAAATAATTTCTTTGCGGTACAGGTTTAGTGCCTAGTGAAATATCAATGTAAGGGTCTAAAAGCTCGTAGATTTGTTTAGGTATCGTGTCCTTTGGTTTTGAATAACTTTCACCTTTTACGCCTTTGCTTGCTATTCCAATGTCTCGGTTTTCTCTTTGGTAGTAAAAAAATTCAACCATCATTTTTGTGGCTAACTGAATATCACTTGGCACATCATTGATATTAAGCGCCCAGCCAGCTAAATATCTTAACTTGATTGATCCGAGCACGCTTCCAGAAAATAACCTTCCAAGAACAAATCTTTCATTGTCATCTCTTAAAACTATGTCAGTACCTATGATTTTAATTTCAAAATTGTTTAAATCAAAGTTTATATCTTGAAATCCTCTTAAAAAATAATTCACTTCTTCTAGCTTACTTGCGTCAGTAAATTTTCTATTGTAATCAATCCGTAAATCTAGAACTTTTCTTACAGGAAAATGATGCGGCTTAATTACATTAGAGTAGTTACCATCGTAGAACTCAGTAAATTCACGACAAATGACTGCTGTGTTTATGTAACTTTCTACTTTGTTACAACTACTATTTATTAAATCTACTAAAACACGATACAACCTTGAATCATATAAACTAGAATCTACTCCGCCCGATAAAAAAGTTTTTGGCTGTCCTACTTGTAAATTAGTTTCTGCTCCATTGATTATGCAATTTACTAAATTACTTGCTAATTGATTATTCTTAAAAGCATTAAAAATATCTATTGCTTTTGTTTTTGTAGAATTTATTTTTACTTTAATATCAAAACCATGAACTTGAATTATCTCTTCACCTTCTTTGATTGTGCTGTCGTCAATGTATTCTATACTGATTAAATTGCCGCTTGCTCCATATAAACGATTTGCTGTAAAGGTAAGGTCTTGAATAGTAGCGCCTGCTTGTACTTGTGTTTCTAAATTCAAAATTGCAGGTTTAATTTTTAGCCAATCCGCAATGTCAATCAATTCAATGTATGAATAAGCATTTAGATATTTAGTTTGCATTTAGCCACCTCTTTACCATGTAAAATTGCTTTTTTGATTTTTTCGTGGTCAAATTCAAGTGTGTCTATTATTTGATAAGCTGGCGCAAAAACATGAAGATTTATTTTTTTGTAATTAGCGCTTTGATTTTTTGCAAAACACACTGCTATGTCGTTTAAATAAACCTCATGCTCAATTAAATCAAGAGCTCTAAAAGTAACTGAAAGAATTTTTGGAAATTTTAACTTGAATTCGCTTAAAGGTGATTGAGTGATGGGGTTGCATAAAATTAAGTAAATAGTATCATGTCCATCGTCAATAGCTTTCTTTAGCGGCGTTTGTTCTCTTACTCCGCCATCGGCATAAATATCATTAGGTAACTCCATTATACATGGTATAGCGGCTGAAGCTTCCGTAAATTTTATAAACTCCTCATTGCTAACCTCTCTATTACTACAATAATCAACCTCACCGCTAACTAAATTAGTGTAACATACTTTTGCTTCTGTGTGCGGAAAACCTTGAACTATAGATTGTAACTTTTTTCTTAATGGCTTCATTGAATAAAGCCCGCTTTTAAAAAGTAAGCTAAAAAAGTTAAATGATAAAATATCTGATCGTTTTTTAATAGATAGCCAAATGTTTTCTAGTGTATCTATATCTGCATAAGCCATTGCGGCTGAATTAAGTGCTCCAACTGAAGTCCCATAGTAACAATTAGGTTTAACTCCATTGTTTACAAGCTCTCTTAATACTCCAACCTGAAATGCACCTTTTGCGCCTCCGCCGCTCATTACTATTGCTATTTTGTTTTGTTCATTATTAAGTTTCATAAGCGTGTAAACAAGCTAGTATCGTTGGCGCATTACTGCCCACTGCGTGATACTCAATTCTAAAAAATAAACCTTGTGGTATTAAATCTGATAAATCTACATCTGAAAAATCTACAACTCCACTAAATGCTGGTATGTTTTTTAAATAAGTAACAATATAAAAAGCATTGTCTGGCGTAATTGGTTGGTTATTTATAGGGTTGATACCGATACCTAGCACATTGTTTTTGTCTACTAGATAAAGACTAAAGTAATCACCAATGTTTCTATTTACAATCTCTATAAAACCACCTTTTATTCTGCAAGATTTATCAAGCTCAAAATCAAGAATACTTACATCGTTTGATTGCGCTTGTAGTATAAATCCAAAAGGTCTATAAAGATTTATCGGCGACTCGCTTACACTTGGTAGTACCTTTTTTATCTGCTCATCTCGTAATACAGAAATAGCTAAAGCTCTATCCGCTACTAAATTGCCATCATGTCCATAAACTTGAAGCGCACCATTTAATACTGCTTGTAAGACTTGTGAGTCATTAGCCCATTTGCTTAACTCGTTTTGCGGTATCAAATAATCGTCGTCTTGATTTAAAAACAATCCTGCATAAACTTGCGGTTGACCTATATTCTTTATTCTAATCATATTTTTGCCCTCGTTTATTATTTTACTTTGTTATACAAAAACTATGAAAAGTGAAACCATTGGTTTTGAAATTGAACCACTAGTAACTTGAATTGATACTGCATCAAGAGCATTTAAACTAACTGATAAATTAGAAACTGCATTTTTTCTTGAGTTTGATAAACTTATACTTGCTTGGCTTACTCCATTTACCCTAATTGTAGCCGTACCTGTTGAGTTAGTAGAAGCTGAAATTGAAATTTCTTTTAACATGGCATTTTTTGGAACTATAAAAGGTGTTGAGTTTGAATCCAAATTGGTAAAAAATTCTAAATACCTTCCTACTCCTGCATTGCCATCAAATCCTGCATTTACACAAAATCTTGCAACCTTTTCTGCATACTGCTTTAAAGCTTCAATGGCAGTTTGCACACTATCCACACTTGAACCATAACTTACAGTAAGATTAGTTATTGAGTCATCGTAAGGTGTGCTTGAAGCAACTGGCGTTGTAAATGGCGCTGGCATTACTTTCACCTTCCTTCGCCAAAAGCAATTTGTCCACTGCCACTTGTTGTCTTAAACCATACTTGAGTATTCTCACCAATCGGAAAACACAAAATTTGATCTTTAAAAATCTTGAAAGATTGAGTCGTACTAGAAAAACCCCATAAGATAAATTTGTCAGCATTAGGAACAGAAAGAGCTTGAAACCAGATATACTTTCTACCTGCAAGCCTTGTTGCTCCAACCTTACCTTCAACCGCTGTTGTGCTTACATTTATGATTGTATCTAAAGCACCATTGTTTAAAGTATCAACTGCTTTTAATTCATTAAAATTAGACACATCGGCAAAGCTGGTTTCAATGCCATTTGAATCTGCACCGACTAACTTTACCGATAGTGTCGCGTCTTTTTGGTTTAAGTCAATGTCAGCCATCTAACTAGATTATACAATTGTATGACCACTAATTGTTGAATATAAAGTTTGTGATTGGTTGTCTAAATTTTTTCTTGTAATTCTTACTTTACCGCCTGAACTGATTTGAATTGCTTCTTTTAGCTGAAAGATTATGTTAGGGTTAGCTGTTGAGTTAAAGAAAACAAACTTTCTTGTGTATGTGCCGCTGTTTGTAGCGTCAATCTCTACATCAAATTTAGCTTTAGATGATGCACTCATTACTACTTGTGTTAGTTTCATGTCTGCTGTTGCTGTATAAACATGAGTATCACTTGCATTTGAAGCTACCGCAGTGGTTGAAGCATTGTGATCGTTGATTTCTTGTCCTTCTGAATCTACGATAGAAACAGGTAAGGGGTTACTATCGCTAAAAGCGTTACCATTTTCATCGTGTAGCGCAATATCTAAAGCATGAACTGAGTTATCTAAAGTGCCTTGCTTACCTGTTACTCTAAAGTTTTGATTACTCTCGGTTGGCGTTGCTGTTCTGTCATGAACAATAATCCCAACTGATGCAGGTTTTGTGTTACTAACTGCATCGTAATGACCATCGCTATTAACAGCGCCAAGTTCTGAAAGTCTTAATGTTGTGTCTGCACCAAAGGGGTTGTTGCCGTGAACTTCTATGTGTAAGTTTTTATCATTATCAACTATTGCTTCATTTGTAGCCGCGCCACTTCCTGTATTGTTACCATAAATCTTAACATGCACTCTTTCATCTGCTCCATCGGCTTCTGACCTTATAGGTAAACCACTTTTATAATCTAAATCTGCCATTTTTTACTCCTCCTTTTTTAATTCATTGATTTTTATTTCTAACTCTTGTTCTTTATCTAACTGAATTTTGATTTCACTTTTTATTGTCTCAATCATTTGTTCAAGCTCAATAAGCCTACACTCCATGTTAAGTCTTGAAGCTTGCACCGCTGTTTTTTCTGCTTCTAGTTTTTTTATTAGTAGCTGTTTTTTAATATCCATGCTCAATCTATATTATACTATTTCTAAAACCTGCATTGTCGCATTAAAGTTTGCAGGTTGACTTCTATTGTGAATAACCTTTAATTCTAAAACATCACTTGAATTTACAAGTAAACCACTTTCGCTTGCAGTATCAAAGCTAAATTCACAATTAAGACTTGAACCAAATGCTGTTCGCTTTTTATAGATTAAGTTTGAATTTAAATAAAGTTTGTACTCCGCAATGTTACCACCACTTGCACTTACTTTTTGTACATAGCTTTTATTTATGGTTACAGGTTTAATGTAAGTAATCAAAGTTTGTTCTATAAGTGCAGGTAAGTTTGAAATCTCATTGTAGTATAAATTTATTTTTTCATTGTCATTACTTGATTGAATTACATTAACATTAAGAGAGCCATCATTGTTAACTTGTAGTAAATTTACTCCATCACCAATTCTTATAGAGTCATATTGCCCATTAACATCATTTAAGTGCGAAACATTTACATCAACTATGGCGTTATCAATTCTAGTGCCTATTGCATTGTCCGTGATAGTAATACCGATTGCAAAACTTGCGCTTCCGCCAATTACACTTACTACTACTTGAAACAATGAGTGAATATCTGTTAGTACTCTATTTACTGAACCAACTGAATTTTTTGAAAAGCTTAAAATGTTTTGAAAAGGTACATCTAAAGAAAAACCATTTAAGATATCTACATTTACTTGCGCGCCAGCATCTATTGCTGTTATAGTCAAAGTAATTACTAAACGAGATCCATTTTTTAAACCAAAGTTTTCAACCGCAATGCCGCTAAAATTTTTTTTTGAAATTAAAACACTAGTTTCATAAATTGATAAAAACTTTTGTATTTGAGCCATTCATTATTGTTTTACTTTGTCTTGATTTTTTTTACTTTATCTTTAGTTAACATTTTGTTTTTATCTGGTTTTTTACTTTCTTTATCTGTTTTTTTTAATACAAAAACATCTTTATAATTTTCTAGTAAAGCATTTGCGTAGTCGTTGTTACTAACAAAGATTTCTTGATTTAAATTTATGTGCTCTACCTTTAAAATTTCTCTTGCTTTGCGTACATTTTTTACAATCAAAGTTTTCATTTTTTTCACCTCATTAAATTAAAAAAGGTAGATAGCTCTTAAGCTACCTACCTTGATTTTACCACCACAATCTAGACTTCCTTGTCTAGAAACCTATTATAATCCGATATTGTGAATTAACACTACACTTGACTCTTGTGAGTAGTTAGAGCCATCGGCTTTCAAGATACCTTCAAACGCTTTTCTTGCAAAAGATACTAGGTCAAGCACATCGTATTGAGTTCTGTTTTTCTCAACTAAGATATTGATTGCTCTCCTTGTACCTACAAAGAAGCGTTTTCTGTTTACAATAATTAGTGAGCCTTTATTATTGTTTGCAGGTGTGTTGCTGTTAACTCCTGTTGCATCACAATCTTCTCTTAAGTACTCACTAACAATTACAGGTATGCCTTCATATTTTGCAAGCTCGCCACTTAATACGGTCGCTTGAGCGCCATATTGCTCCATTGTTCTTACATCATCAAGTTGTAACATTTGATTGTACACTTTTGGTGATACAATGATTGCAAGATCACTTGGTACAACTCCGAATTTTTTCAATTTTTGTCTTGCAAGTGAAAGCTCTGCCTCAGTAAGAGCATTGCCTCCAGCGTCTACTTTTGCCGCACCACCAGCCGCAATTGCTCTTTTTCTTAATCCATCAAAAGCGGTTTCTGGTGTGTTAACTAAAGTAGATATTGGTGTATTTGGCGCTACATCAGGTAGCTGTGAAAAGTGATGCATTGTGCCTGCTTTATCACCTTCAAGAATTGCAATCTCTAGAGCTTTTTCTTGTCCTTCAATCAATTCTTGGCGAATTACTTTCACCATGTCTACTGCCGAGTCTTCATTTAACTCTTCTGGTAACGCATATTGATTTGTAAATTTTACTGCGTCTAAAAGAATTGAATTGTCAGTTTTAAATGTTTGTGATGGTGATAAAGCTGTTACCTCGCCTATCTTCCTTGCAATTGCTCCGTTTGATAAAACTGGAAATTTGTAAGGGTTAGATGGCATTTTAATTTCTGTAAAGAGCGTAGACACTTTGCGCTCAATGTTGTATTCATCTACGTAAGTGTCTGATACGATAGTTGGTATCCATTCATAACCCTCAGCTCCTAGTCCGATACCAAATGCTTTTAATCTATATTCTAAATCTTCTTTAAAAAACTTTAATTCTGTGATTGGTTTTTTAAAGATTTTGCTTAAGATAACTGCGACATCTACAGCTTCTTTGAATTGTCTTAATTGCTCTCTTTCTTCTTTAGGTATGTAAGAGTATTTTTTGTCAGCTGTATTTACTCTAAGTAAGCGGTCAAAATTTTTTACCACTTCCTCACCATCGTGTTCTGATCCGTAGCAACCCCATTTTTTAAGAATTTGCACGCTTTTTTCTGATAGTTTACCAAATTTTTTTGGCTCAGAAACATTGTTTAAAAGTGCTTTAAGTTTTTGTTTTTTAGCCTCAGCAAGTTTTGCTTTGGCCTCTTGTAATAATTGTTTTGTGTCCATTTTTTGTTCTCCTCTCTTTGTAATTTTGGTTTATATTAAATTAAAAAATTGGTTACTATTACTTGAAAATTTTTTCACATTGAAGTTTGTTATATCAATGTAGCTTTTTTTCTTTTTGCCGCCGCGTTTTTTTGATCCGCCTCTTTTTCTTGAACTTGTCTTGCCGCGACCGCCTTTTTTATTTTTGTTTCTTGAACCTGTACCAAAATTTAATTCATACATTTTTAAGCTCCTCTTTCTGTTAACTTTTCAAGCTCTTGAGTTACTGCCTCAAGCTCTTTCATAGCTTCCTCTTCGCTCATGTTTTCTATAGATTCTTTTGCCGACATTGCGTCAAGTTTTGCTTCAATTGAATTTAATTTTTCCATGATTAAATTCAAATGCTCATGAATTTTAGCAATATCAATTTGTGGTTGTTGAGCTTGTTCTTGTGGTTGTTCTGGTTTATTTTCTTCCATTTTTTGTTTCTCCTTTTCTTGTGTTAAGTTAGTTAGTAAAGCGTCAATTTTTTCAATTAAAAGTTTTAAAGTTTCTACGTCAAAATCTTTTTCACCGCAAATACTATAAGCCGCCGCAACGGCTCGGTCTTGAGGGTAGTTGTGTTCTGAATCCATAAGCATTGAAATTATTCTATGCATACATTCTGAATGACTTTCACCTCTTAAGCGTTCTGGCTTATCACTTTGCGAAGCTTTATCTTTTTTCATAAATTTTTCTTCAATTGATTGAGTGAAGATTGCGTTAGGGTTGGCTGGTATAGATACTATACTGATTTCTAGTAATTCAATATCTTTTACATAGTTTGTTTTTGTTAACTCGTCTCTTTCTGCTTCTTTTTCATCGTAACCAATTGAAAAAGTTTTCAAGATACCTTCTTTGATCTTTGTCCTTATGTCTTCACAATCTTTAGAGCTAGAAACATAAGCCTTAACCCAAAGCCCATTGTCAGTTACTTTTGCGTCAATAACTTTACCGATAACATTGTCCCATGAGTGTTGATAGAGTAGAACAGGATTCTTTAAATAGTTTGGTAAAGATTTTTCAAAAGCCGTAGGTAAAACCACATCACCTACTCGGTCTTTATCTATAGTGTTCGCATAGCCTTCAATATACAATCCACCATCTACCGATTTAGTAATGTGCTTTTTGTCAAATTCAACCTTGCAATCTAGATATTTAATTTTTTTTTGCAGTTTGTTATTGTTGTCCATAATTATAAAACCTTTTTAATCAACTAAATTTAACTCTCTATTTTATTTATACTTTATTTTTACAAATCACTTGCCTCGCTTGGCTCAAGATTTTCTAAAACATCGTCTTTGTCTTCCTTAAAGAAGATCATATAAGTACAACGACAATTGATAACCTCTTCTGGTGGTGCGCCTTTTTGTCTGGGGTACATAAGCCCGTTTGAAAATGGTTTAGTTTCTTTTACAACCTCGCCATCTAAATCAAAATGATTTGCTTTAGAGTGTTTATAGATACCTTCAGGGTTGCCGCGTACGCGTTCGTCTTGTGCAGTTATCCATACTTTCATTAGATTTTTTGATTCTTTAGGATATTCTTTTTTAAACTCTTTCACTTTAAGGTTTTGACCTTCACTTATCATTGTAAGAGTTTCTGTTCTTGCAATAGTTTCTGCTCTAGCTCGTGTAATTGCTTCTTCACCTTGAAAATAGTCTCTTATGTTTTTTGAAATTTCTGCTACACTCAAATTTTGATCCATGCCGCTACTTATGATTTCATTAAGTTGGTCAATTGTTGTTTGTGTAACATTTTGCACCATCTCGGCGGCATACTCTCTAGATAGTTCTGTTGCTTTTTCATTTGGGAATTTAAATCTAAAATCAATGAGTGTATTATTAAAGCCATACTCTTGTGTAGCATTAAAAAATTCAATTAACTTTTCTGTCTCTTGCTCAATAAATGTTTTTAATTTTTTCTTATCAAAGACATTGTTTTTAGCTTTTGTTATATGATAAATACCATATTGCTTGAATTTATCACTCCACTCTTCTGACACTAGTTTACTTAAATTATTAAAAAATTCTTTTGCTAGCTCTAATCTTTTTTCATAATAAACTTTTATACCTTCACCTGTCATTGCTTTTAAATGAGCGTCAATTTGTTCTTGAGTGAAAGGATGCTTATCAATTTTAGGTTCAAGTTCTTGTTCTTGAGTGTTAACATCGTCTTCATTTATTGCAGTAGTTATAAATGACTCAAGTTGTGTAATAGAATAAATTTCTGTGCCGTCATCAAGTACTAGTTTATGAGTATGCACTCCGCTTAAAGTAGTTGCATTGACTAGATACTCATGTGAGTGAGCTCCGTCAATTTCTGTTTTATATTCTTTATCACCAATTCTTACTATGTGATAGTGCGCTCCTGTTTCTTGTTTTTCATTTGTGCTTGGTTCTGGAATAATATGCTCATGTTCGCCGTCTAGTTCTGTCGTGATTTGTGTGCCATCACTTAACACAAAAATATGGCAGTGAGCGCCGTCTATTTCTGTTTTTGTAGCATTTGCTTGATATTTGTGAAAGTGTGAGCCGTCATAAGTTTCTAAAATAGTCTTATCATTTTGTTCACTTTCATTTTCTACTTTAATCTCAATTTGATTGCTTTGTTCATTTTGAGCTTGTTCACTAATAGTAGTTTCATTGCTAGTTTGTGGTTTATAACCTTCTAATAAAGCTTGCTCTATTGCTTGTCTAGTTGCCAAATCTAGCGGCACTCCTTGAGCCATAAGTTGTGCAATAAGAGTAGCGACTCGTTGCTCAAAAGTTTGTTTTGTGTCGGTTATATCACTAGCAATAAGTTGAGCATCTGGTTGCGGCGCTTGTGCATCTAGTTTTGTCTCAATAGTTTTAGATTCACTTTCTTGAGTAGTCAAAATATCTAAACCACTTTGTCTAGTTGCTGTATTGATTAAAGGTGAAGTGTCGGCGTTTTCTATATTAGGTAACGACCATAGTCGTTGCCTTACCTCATTGATTGTCCAACCGCTTTGTAATAATTTAATTGCAGTTTCAGCTTTTTGTTCTTGGTTTTCTTGAAGTGCTTCAATTTGTGATAAGTCAAATTTCAAAACTAGATTTTTTTCACTCGGCAAAAGTATATTAGACTTATTTAAAGCACCTTCAAGAATTGAAATAATCGGCATGATTGTATCGGTAAAGAAAATCTTAAGCTGTATAAGCGCATTTGCATAAGTAGCGCCATCAAGTAGCCCTACCTTAATTGGCGGCACATTGTACGCGCTCATGATTGGCTCGCGGTTGTTTTTTATAAAGTTGATTAAGCTTTCTTGGTAGGGGTTTTCTTCTATTGCTTTGTAGGTCATGCCTTGCGGTAAGATTAGAGTCCTATGGTGGTTTCTTTTACCTGTATAGTCAGCTTCAAATGCTCGTTGCAATCTTGTAATCTGTTCTTTTGTTAGTTTTTGTTGTGTCTCAATTACTCCACCAAGCCTAGCACCTTGTTTATAAAATCTAATCATGTGCTCGGTTGAATATCTATCTAGTAAAACATTTTTAAAAACAGGTACTATTGGCGCAAGTCCTCGTAAGTGATTGGCAGGGTTAGGTAGTTTAATGTGAATAATTTCATCTAAACTAAAATAGTGCTGTGTATTAAAATTTCTAATCACATAACCATTTGGCATTGCGGTTTCTTTGTCTATTGTTATGTCAATAAGAGCAGGGTTGATTCTGTAGATGCCTTGTACTTTAAGGTCGGTTGATTTGATTTTTTTCTCTTTAAAAAGCTGTTTTAGTTTTAGCTCTCTTGTAGAGACATTTATTGAGCCCGTGCCGATATCTAGATAGATAAAAGCGTCCCCTGTGGCAAGTAAGTCTGAAAGTATAAGCCAATAAAACTCGGTTGCGGTGATTAAGTCATTTGGGTACTGAAAAATTAATGATTCTGGCTCGCCGCTTGCGTCTTCTAGTATTAACTTTCTAGTAACTACTCCTGTTTGCTCGTTTAATTCGTCTCGGTATACCTGTTTGTAAAGTTTTATCGGTAGTGAAGCTATGGTTTTAGCAATTGCATTAACAGCAATATAAAACCAACCTTCTGTAGTAAGTAGTTTTAGCAAGGTTGCAGTATCAAGTTGTTGTTCTATACTTGAATAGTAGTTAAAAATGTTTGAAGTCGGCGCTCCAAAATCGTCAATTTCTTTTTGTCTTATAAAATCGTCAAAGGTAGCATCTTCTAATTGTTTTTTTAGGTTTTCAATTTCTGATTCTAGCTGTTTTAATCTTTTATCTTTTATAAAAAAATCTAAAATTGCCATCTAAACTAACTCCGTTGCTATTATAGTTATACTTTTTAATGCTCTATTTCTGACTTTTGTTCATTATTTAATATAAACAAATAATCTAACTCGGCTAAAACATGAGTATCTGGCGCAAAGTCGGCAAGAGTGGGACCCATGTCGCGAAATAACTTACCAGCCTCTATCATAGCTTTATTTCTATCTAGATTTGTTAACCGCACAATATAGTCTACTACTAAATAAAAAAGTACATTAAAATTTTTTTCACTTATAAAAACTTTTGACTTATTGATATAAATACCTTGCCCATGTACTCTAGTAACCACTTGCAAAGCGTCTAAATAAAACTGCTCAATCGGCGAAACCCTACGAGCTATGTCGCCGACATATTGTCTCATGCTTTTAATCTTAAAAAGTTTTACATAAAATGACCTGTTTTTTAATTGAACTAAACCAAGTTCATCACTTAATTGAATAAAATTACTCTCTGTCATCGTCATCATTAAGTAAACTTTCCATGTTTAAACTAATCTTAATCTCTTCATTTTCTTTTTCTTGTTCATTATTGGTATTTGATACATTACTATTGTTTTCTTGTTCATTTGTTTCATTTACCTTTTTGTAAACGACCTCTATTTCATTTGAATTGGCGTCTTTTTTTGCGACAATGCCATTTGTCTGATCTATGTATTCTATACTTCCATCTTCTTTTAAGATTGTTTTGCCAAGAATTGGGAATTGTTTGTCTTCAAATTTAAATTCAATGACTTTTTTAATAGGGTTATTAAATACTTCTGCTTGTGCTTGCTTATCAAGCTCAATTTTCTTTTGCATAAGCTCAATCATCATGCCATTTTTAATCAATATGGAAGCGGCTCTAAATGATAAATTTTTATCTTCTGACCTTAAAAAACTACGCATTTTTTTTAACGCCTCAAGTCTTAACTCCTTGAGTAAAGTCCACTCATCTTTTCTAGCTTCTGCAAGTAGTGCTTGATATAGTTTTGAATTTCTAATTTTGTAGAACGAAGTGTGTGATATTTTTGTGTTTAAAAGTCGTTTTAGTTCTTGACCTGTAATGTCGGGATTGGCAATTTCAAGCTGTAACATGCGTTGACCAATTGGTGGTAGGTCGCTGTATTTCCAATTGGGGTCTATGAAGATTTTTTCTTTTTTTGGCTGTTCTGTATTTTCAAATTCTACAAATTCTGGTACAGAAACTCGCGTGCGTCTTCTTTTACTTAAAGATTTTTTTCTTTTTTCATTTGCCGCTTTTTTTTTATCGTCAAGATTATTTTGATCTTCGCTCACTTTAAAAATTATACATTTTGAAAATTCTAGTTTGAGCGAATAATCATTTTAATTTTGCTTTAAGATTTTTTTGTTCTGCAATTTTTTGAATTTCTTTTAATGATTCAAAATCACCTTCTATGATTAACTTATGCTTTTTATTTTCTTTTCTTTCAATCGTTTCTTGCTCTATAAAGTACTCATTTAAAAAACTTTCAAAACTAAAATTGGTAGGTACAAAAAAGTCTTCTATCAGCGTTGGCGGTAACTGATTTTCATGTAAATACTGATAAAGCCCGTCTTTGTCAAACTCACCATAAGCCGATGCAAGTGATAAAAGTTTTTGTTTTGCGTCTTGATAAGAACTAGCTACAACCTCAATAATCGGTACTTGTTCAAGTTTAAATCCTTCTTGTAACAAAATTTCTAACACTCGTAATCTTTGGTGTCCATCTAGGAGGTAGTAGGTATTTTCATGCTTCCATACTATAAAAGGTGCAAGTAGCCCGTGTTTTAAGATTGAATTTTTTAATTTTTCAAAATTTTTATTTGATAAATTTTTTAGGTTATCTTGAAATGGCAATATCTTAGCTAGTTCAATATACTTTGTTGCTTTACAAGATACTTTTATATCATTCTGATTGAATTGCATAAGTTAGTGCGGTATTGCTAAAGAGTTTATCGTTTTTAAATGCACAAGCTAAATGCAAAAATGCATTATAGTTTAGGTCGTTATTTTTTTTTAAATCATAACAAAGCTTTTCAAGCTCTTTTTGATTGTTAAGTGCTTGCGCCGCTCTTCTTTGGTAGTAATTTTTCTTTGATTTTTTTATTTCATTATAAAAAAACCAAGCAATAATAATATTAAAAACTATACTAAAGATCAAGATAAATCTTAAAAATGTCATCTCCCCTCATTGAATTTTGCCATAATGTAAAAGCACTATATTCATAATAATTTGTTTTTTTTATTTCTGCTACTGACTTTGTGTCGCCAGCGCGTAATCGGTTAAAGATTAAATGATAAGGTGTTATTTCTTTTGGTCTTTTGCGCCAGTCGTACAGCATCATAAATGCTTCTTTAAGATTACTTGCCTTTTTAGAAATCAATTTTTCCATAACTTGAATTTAAAAAATCAAATTGTGAAAAATCTTGATTATTCACTTGCTCTTTTTGAGTTGTGTTGTTGTTTTGTTGATTAGCTCTATTGATTAAAGGTAAATTGTGTTCTTTAAGTGAATAATAGATTGATTCTGCTATAACACTAAAATAAGTTTTTTCATTGTAAACTTTCTTTTCAAATCTACCTATTATGAAAACACTATCACCCTTTTTTAAAAGTTTTGCAAACTCGGCTTCATAGCCAAAAACTACCACATCAAACCAAGTTGTTTTTTTAGTTTCTTGAGTAATCCCTTCATTAACAGCTACACTAAAGGTTACAAAAGTTTTACCATTGCCACCTGTTTTCAATTCTGCATCGTTACCTAAATTACCTTCTATCATTACTTTGTTCATTGTTTGCTCCTTTTTGTTTTTAGTTTTTAATCTATTACATCAAATCTTTTTTTCAAGATTAAAAATCTTCTTACAGAAAGAAATTTTTTTGCAAAAGTTTTAATCCCTAACTTATGTCTTAATGTATGACATTTACGGCATAGCGGCATTAAGTTATCTTCTGTGTCATCACCACCAGCACCTCTTGTTGTTATGTGGTCGGCGTCTACGGGAGGTAAAGCGCCGCAAGCTATGCATTTCATTTGTTTTACTTGCTCAATAAGTTTTCTATCTACAATGCGCTTTCTTTTTAAAAACATTTTATTATTTTTTTTCTAACATTAAAGTTTTATTGTTTTCTATTAAGTTTAAACTTTGATTTCTTTGATTTTTTGCTAAAAAGTAACTAACTAAATCTCGCAATTGAGCAATTCTAAAAGTTTTATCACTATCGTCTGCACATAAATTTTTCCAACCTATTTTTTGAACAATCAAAGCTCCTATTTCACCTAATTCACATAGTAGTGCTTCTTTAAAAGTTTTAAAGTAAAAAGTTTTACCTTCTTTATGCACTTGATAAGTAGTCTGACCATTCATAAACAAACCTTCGTCCCAATAATAGCCATACTTATTGATAGCCGCAATGATATTGTTGGCAATTAAAGTTGCTTCTGTTTTGTTATCAATAAATACTCCATTTATGATTTGAATTAGTTGTGCAGGAAGCGGCATTTTCTTATTGTTATGGTCAAGGCGGTAAACATCTATTGCTTTTTTAACATCATTTAAATCAAATTGAATTAAATCTTGAGCAAAAAGTTCAAGCCGTGCTTCTGTAAGTTGCTCACCATAGTACTCGGCAAGTAATATAAGCATAGTTTTTAGTTTTTTTGTCTTTTCATTTTTGTTCATAAACTTTTTTTAGCAAAAATAAATTATTATTTTTCATTTTATTATTATAGTTAGAATAAAAACCTTCCATGACTTTAATGTGAGTCATTGGTCTTATAAAGAAATCAAAGTTAGCGACCCAACCACGCTTGTTATTACCTAGTAGAAAATCACTTTCATTGATTTTTAATAGAACCTGCTTCCAATAGTGCGTATCTGGCATTTCTTGCCATCTTGCTTTGATAGCTTTTTTTCTTTGGTCATTGATTAGTTTTATATCTGGTAGTTTTTCATGTTTGTGGTTTTGCCATAGTTCATAAAAAAATTGCACAGGTTCAAATAAATCATCTTGTTTAATCTTAATTTTTCTTGGTCTAAAGTATCTATGTTTAACACCGCACACATAAAACTTATTTTTAAATTCAATTATAAAACCAGCTTGAATTAACGCTTTAAATAATTTTTTTTCATTAAATTTTGAATTGATTGTTTTTAAAAAATCTTGAGTGATAAAATGAGCATTATTTTCTTTACAAAACTTATAAATTGAAAAGAGTATCCAAAGCGCAGTTTCTTTTGTTACTGATAAAGTTTTACAAAAAAATTTAAAGTTTTCTGTATCTACTATAGACGATAAAACAGAAATATGCATGAAGCTACTTATAGCTTATAATTTTATAAAAACAATAAAAAAATTTTTTTGAGCACTTGATTTTTTTTTAAGCGTATTTTATTAAATAATTACTGCTAAATTCGCAGTTAAAGAGGTGGCAGTACATCTCAAAGCACGAGCGGGCATTGGCTCGTGTGTCGGCAATTAGCCGAGAACGGCTTGCTCAAAAAAAGTAAGCACGATACAGGTAAGTGTGCCCATCACGACTTACCACTACTGACGGCAGGCGACTCACCGAAGCGACGGAAATTGTCAACCTCGGTAAGTCTGTGGCTGAAGGTCGGGACTCGTAGTTACTGCGGCGATAAATTCGCTTCTAGGGGCTACGACTTGAGAAGGCTCGCGCGCCGACTGCCCAGTACCTTCGCCGTTGTTTTAATGATACATTCATTTCGGATTGCTTGCAAGAAGATTTGAATGTGTAAAATCATTAAAGCAACTAAAATCTTAACGTGAGCAAAAGCTCTAGTCCGTTAATCTAGAGGATAATGCTCTGACCAGTTAGCCGCGCGAGGCGTCCATATTAAGAAGTACATTGGAAAAGCAATTTTATTTTTTTTGCTTTTCTGGCGACCAAGACTAGAATAATTTTTGTGTTACTTAATTATTCTATTCTTGTATCTTTTACTTACTACTAAATACTTAATTATTTACTTATTTACTTAATTCTATTATTTACTTTTTTTTTAAAAGAAATCTACTTATTATAAACTCATTACAGCAAGCGATCTACGCTCGCTCTGGAAATTGTCCAAAAATTAGTAAACTAAATAAGTAAACTATTAAGTAATCACACTTAAATGAATTATAAAGATATTTACTTGGCTAGAGTTCTAAATAGATTTCAAAGAATTGAAAGAATTTAAAAATAAATGAAAAATAAAATTTGAAATGAGTAAAAAAAGAAAAGTATAATTAAAAAATGATTAAGAAGAGAAATAAAGTGGTAAGAGTCGGCAAGTTTGACGCTGGTCATAGAGTAATGAACGAAAGGTTTAAATGTTTTAACGTACATGGTCATGAGTACAAGTACGAACTTCATTTTAATTACAAAAGTGAACTAGAAATTGGCTACGCAATTGATTTTAAAGAAATTAAACGAGTTGCAATGCAGTTTATAGACGATGTTTTTGATCATGGCTTTTTAGTAAATCCTAAAGATGTTGTTTTAATTGATACGCTTAAAAGATTAAATTCTAAAACCTATATTATGAATCTAGTTGATAAAGAAGGTTATTGTAACCCTACAGCCGAGAACATAGCAAAAGAAATGTTTTTTATGGTAAATTTTCTTTTGGGTGATAAAAACTTAAAACTTGAAAAGATTGTCTTGCATGAAACAATAAATTGCTTTGTTGAGTGTGAAGGCTTGAGTTTTAAAGAAAAAAAACTATTAAAACAAAGTCCTTTAATGCAAGTGCTTAAAAACTATAAAAAGAATATTGGTATAGTAGAATACGACGACAGAAAACTAACATGCAAAAAGTAAATTTAGTTAATAACGGCATCTTCTATACAATACAAGGCGAAGGTTTTTACATAGGAACTCCAAGTGTTTTTATTAGATTTAGTGGTTGTAATTTAAGATGTAAATGGTTTTTGCAAGGTAAAGAATACATTTGTGATACACCTTATTCATCTTTTAATCCAGAAAAAAATCTAAAAACGATAGAGGAAGTTTTAAAAGAGGTAGAAAAGTTTGAAAAGTTTAACTTTTATCATGTAGTTATTACAGGCGGCGAGCCGTTTTTGCAAAAAGATGCATTAAAAGAACTATGCAATAAATTAAAAGAGAAAAATAAATTTATAACAATAGAAACTAACGGAACGATTTTTTATGAGGTTACAGCTGATTTTATTTCACTATCGCCAAAATTAAAATCCAGCAATAATGAAAAAAAAACAATTGATATAGACACACTAAACAAGTTTATTGATTATTATAATTTTTTACAATTCAAGTTTGTAGTAAATGAATTAAGTGATATAAATGAAATTAACTCAATTGTTTTACAACTAAATAAAAAAGATAACTATAAAATTTACCTTATGCCACAAGGTTATAATGGTAGAATTTTAAACAAAAATTTAAAAAAATGTTTTGAACTTGTTAAAAAAAATACTAATTACCTAGTAACAGATAGATTTCACATTAGAGCTTATGGGAATAAAAAAGGAGTTTAGACTAATGAAAAATAATTGTGAAGATTTAATAAGAAAAATTTTGAAATTTATCGGTGAAAACCCTAATCGTGAAGGCTTAATTGATACTCCTAAAAGAGTAATTAAATCATTTAGTGAACTTTATAAAGGTTACTCACAAAATTATAAAGATATTTTAAAAACAAGTTTTAAAGCAGAAGGATATAAAGAAATTATTTTATTAAAAGATATTGAATTGTTTTCTACATGTGAGCATCATATGTTACCTTTCTTTGGTAAAGCTCACGTAGCTTATTTACCAAACAAAAGAATTGTAGGTTTATCAAAAATTGCCAGATTAGTTGAATGTTTTTCAAGAAGATTGCAAATACAAGAAAGATTAACAAAAGAAATTGCAGAAGCTTTAAATGAGTGCTTAAAACCTAAAGGCGTAGCAGTAGTTATTGAAGCAAAACATTTTTGTATGATCTCAAGAGGTATAAATAAACAAAATGCAGTTATGAAAACTTATGCTTTTACAGGAATTTTTAATTCAAGATACTATAAAAATGAACTATCTAAAATTTTAAATTTTTAGTTATTTTATATTAACATTAGTAAATGATACTTGTTTTAGAATATTATTTAAAAATTGAATTACATCATTTTTAGAAGTAGCTGGACAAATTATTGTGATTTTAGCTAATTGTTGTTCATGACTTATTTCTTGTTTATTATTATTTTCTATTTCGTTATTTAATTCTATTTCTGAATTAAAAATTATATCATCTATTTCAAAATTTTTAAAAAATATATTTTCAATGTCAAAATTATTTATTGTAATATCTTCAATTACGTCTTTAAGTAATTTATAATCCCATTCTGCATACTCACTAGATTTGTTATCGGCAATTCTAAATGCTTTTTTTTGAGACTCGTTTAGATGAGTAATTTTAATTGTAGGTACTTTATCTATTTCTAATTTTTGAGCGGCTTTATAGCGTGCATGTCCGGCAAGAATTATGTTTTTTTCATCTATTAAAATTGGAACATTAAAGCCATATTCTTTAATTGATTTAATAAGTAATTCTATTGTATCGTTGTTTAATCGCGGATTTTTTTCATAAGGTTTTATTTCTGAAATTTTTAGATACTTAATTTTCATAAAATTTTAATACCTTCAAAATTTGTTTCTTTTAATTTTAATTCAATAAAATCTCTTAATTCTTGAAAGTCACTTTTATTACAGGTTATTATTATTTTTTCTTGAATAGGTGAGTCTTCATAATCATTAGGTTTTAATTTATCAATTTCTACACTCCATGAAGTCAAAAATGTTTCTACTTCATTTATTTGAAATAAGGTATTTTCTAATGGATAATCTTCATTTTTTAATTCTACAAAAACTTCTTTTAACTTATCATAATCCCATCTTGAGTATTCTATTATTTTATTATCAGCTATATTAAAAGCAATTTTTTTAATTTCATCTAGATGTTCTAGAATAATAACTGGTACTTTAATTAAACCAAGTTTTTTTGCGGCCTCAAAACGAGTATGACCTGCAATTATTTCAAAATCTTTGCTTACTAATATAGGAACATTAAAACCAAACTCTTGAATAGATTTCATTACAGGTTGTATTGCTTTTTCATTTTTTCTAGGATTTTTACTAAATGGTTTTAATGCTTCTAGTTTAATAAATTTAATTTCTAAATTATTCATATCTGAAATTATACAAACTATTGTTGATAGATAGTAGGATCTTTTACACTAGCATCTCTAAAAGCTTCTTTTCTTTCATAACAAGTACCACATTTACCGCAATGTATTTTTTCACCATTATAACATGAATAGGTTAACTCATACGGAACTTTAAGTTTTGAGCCAAGTTTTACAATATCAGTTTTAGTCATCATTTCAAAAGGTCTTTCTACAATTATATGTCTATCAGTGCCTTGAAATATAGCTTCACTCATTGGCTTTGAAAAACTTGTTCTGCAATCTAGATAAATAAAATGGTCCCCAGAATGATTGCCAAGAACAATGCTATCAAAACCAATAGACTCACAATAGCCAGAAGCTATTGATAACATAATGCCGTTACGAAAAGGAACGACAGTTTTTTTCATTGTTTTATCAGCATAATGACCAAAAGGAATTTTACCTCCTTTTTTTAATAGATTACTTTTAAAAAGTTTATTTATAAAATCTAAATTTATGATCGTATTCTTTACACCATAATAATTTGCTATTTTTTTAGCCGCATTATTTTCTTGCGTATTATGTTTTGAACCATAATTAAATGTTATTGTAGTAATATCTTTTTTATTTTGTGTATCAATATAATAAGCAAGTGCGGTTGTAGAATCTAAACCACCTGATAAAATTATTACTCGTTTCATATTATTTTATTATACCTTTATTATAGAATATCTTAAAATAATTTATAACTATTTCAAGAACGCTTGTAGTTAAAGACAAATAATAGATAGTATTATTTTTTTTTTCAATATCAATCATGTATCTAAAAATGCTCGCCATTGAAACTATGTAACAAAAACTTTTGTAATTTATTGAGTCAAAATTTTTTAGTTCTCCATGATAAATATAAGCATCATTACTTCTTAAATAATTTATTTCGGTATTACTAAAACCTAGATTTTTTAAATAGATTAAATTATCTTTTATAAATTTTTCTTTATTAGATAAAATTTTTTTTAATTGATATGATTTTATTTTACCATCACCTTTATAGATATAGATATTATTATATCTAAAAGGTAAAATCATTAAACTACTATCTACAGATGTCGGTTTATAATACTTAATTATGTTAATTTCAGAACAACCAAGTATATGTAATTTTCTACCTTTATTATTATTTAGAAACCATTTTATGTATTTTAGGTTACCTATACCTTTAGCTACTCCTCCTAGCATTAGATAATCATTATAAGAATATAATTCATCTAATCTAGATAAAGATTCACCTCTTGTAAAAATAGGTAATGTGTCTTTATATCCTAATCTATGCATTTCTTTTAAATTTTTATAAGTAGCTTTAGAATCACCAATTACATCTAATTGAGCATAATTAAAAGGTCGTAAATCCGAAATACTATCTATAAATCTTAAATAATCTTTTAATTGAATTTTTTTGCCTAATGTCCAAGAAGTAAAAGCTCCACTATCTATTAAAAGTCTATAACTACCTTTTTCTAAATTTTTAAGTAGATGGTAGGTTCTTTTATCAAAATATACCCATGATATAAGAATGTTTAGTTTTGACTTATTATTTAAATCTTGTGAAGGTTGTTGTGTATTCATAATCTAGATTGTCGCGGTAGTCTTTTGTAGTAATAAATGTTACCAAATCATGCGGAAGTTTTATAATTTCATTAAAAACATTTATGTCAATTATTTCAAGACTTAATTTTTCACAAAATAAATTAGCTAAACGATAAGCTAGCTGGTCGCACAAATAAAAAAGGCGTTCGTCTTTATAAATATCAATTTTAATTATTTCAAGATTTTTTGTAATTTCTTTTTTTAGCTCCGCGTATAATTCAAATTTATTATGATTTTTTAAATGATTTTTATTTTTAGGCATTTTTTTATTATACTTTTTTATTTTTTTACTTGTAAAACTTAAAAAAGTTTTATAAATAAAAAAACACTTAAATTAGAAAGTGAGGCAATACTTATGGAACTAGGTATTTTTAAGTTAGATGACGATCAATACTTTTCAATCAAAGCAATTTCAAAAAGCGGTCTTGACTTAATCAATCAATCCCCAGCACACTACTACGATAGATTTATACTAGGTAGACAACCCGAGCCAACTAAAGCTATGGAATTTGGTAGATTACTTCATCAAGCGTTACTAGAACCTGATAAATTTAAAGTTAAATACACGAAAACTCCAAAAATTGATGATTTCGGGAACGTTTTAGCAACTAACCAAGATTTAAAAGAACATTTAACTAGATTAGGCGTTAAATTCAAGAACAATGCTCAAAAGAAAGAATTAATTGATTTAGTTTTACAAAATGATAAAGATGCAATAGTTTGGGACGTGGTTTTAGAGAGTTTTCAAAAAGAAAATGAAAATAAAATTATTCTAACTCATGAAGAATATACAATGATTGAAGAGATGTGCGAAAAAGTTAAAAATCACCCTATCTGTAAGGAAGGTTTTGTAGGAACTCCTGAACTTTCAATAATATGGCACAATTCTGAATATGATGTTTTATGCAAAGGTAAGGTTGATTTTATTAGAGACGATGGAATAGTTATTGATGTAAAAACTGCGGCAAATGCTAGCTTAAAAGAATTTGAAAAAATGATTGCAAATCACCGCTACCATGTGCAAGCCGCATTTTATCTAGATGGCTTAAATGAATTAACAGGCAAAAACTTTAATACTTTTGTTTTTGTGGTCATTGAAAAAACTCCGCCCTATGAAATCGGCGTCTATTACTTACAAGAAGCCGCAATAGATAAAGGTCGTGAAGAATACAAAAAGAATTTAGAAGTTTACGCTACCTGTCTTAAAACTAACAATTGGTACGGCTACTCAAGAGAAATTCAACCTGTTGGTTTACCTTCATGGGCGTGGTAGCGTAGTGGTTACGGCACTATAAGTATGTTTACCCCAACCTAGTACATAAGTCATCTATGCTATAGTGTCGTAACTTTTTTTAATAACCACCACAAATAAAAGAAAGGAAGAAAAAGCATGAGTCAAGAAATAATAACTAGAGACAATGAAAACCAATGGTCAAAGCTAAATAATAGTATCGTCAATGTTGAAGCAAGTAGAGCTGTCGCAGAAACAAAAGCGGCAATTCAAATGGCAAAGTTAGATAGGCGTAATATCATTACAATAGAACGCGCAATAGAAGAAATGTGCAAACGACAAGGTCTTGCTGAAAGTAGCCAATATGCTTACCCTAAAGGTAACACAATAGTTACAGGTGCTTCAATTAGACTTGCGGAAGCTCTTGCTCAAGTGTACGGCAATCTTGATTATGGCATTGTTGAAATAGAAAATAGAGGAAATGAGTCAATTATGATGGCATATTGCCACGACCTTGAAACTAATGTAAAAGTAAAAAGAATTTTTAGTGTAAAACACGAAATTGACACTAAAGAAGGTACTAAAAAACTAAAATCACAAAGAGATATTTACGAGCTTACTGCCAACTTTGGCGCAAGAAGATTAAGAGCTTGCATTTTGTCCATCATACCTTCTGACTTGGTAGAAAAAGCATTAAAACTTTGCGACGATACATTGAAAAAAGGCAATGGCGTGCCATTAAAAGATAGAATCACAAATATGGTAAAAGCATTTGAATCTATCGGCGTTACACAAGAAATGCTTGAAAATAGACTAGGTCATAGAATTGATACTTGCATTGAGTATGAGCTAGTAAGCATGAGAAAACTTTATCAATCTATCGTAGATGGCATGGCAACAATTGAAGAGATTTTTGGTGCAAAAGAAACTACAACTAACGCAAAAAGTCTTTCTGAAATTGCTACCAAAAAAAAATCGTCAAAAAAAGAAAAACAACTTGAACAAACTCAAGAATTAAATGATACTAAACCTCAGGTTGAACAAACTAACATTGATAACTCAATGACTTTAGAAGACTTGTTGTGATTTGCACTCATGCGAGCAAGGTTAACACTAAATAGTGCTAACCTTGTTTTTTTATTTAAATCAATTTAAGTTAAAATTATGGAAAATCATTTAGAAATAGACTCATTAAGAGAGCTACTAAACAAAGAAAAACTTGCAAAAGAAAAATACTACAATGCTTTGCAAGTAGTTTATCAGATTATTAAACATGCAAAAGTAGACAGAATCAAAATTGATGAAGCTTTGATTTTTATAGAAGACACTATATTTAAAAAAAATAATTAGTTTACCACTTTTGTTTAGGACAGCGACCTGCGACTAACCTAGTTTTAAAACTCATGTTACAACCACACACTCCACACACTTCACGATTGTGCAAAAAAAATTCACACTCACGGCAAATCTTAAGTCTTTGATCCGCAATACTACCTTCCACAATCAACTTACCTGTTGATTTATAAGTTTCTAAAGCATCTACTAATGTGTCTTTTAAGTTTTTTAGTTTATCAATTAAGTTTGGTTCACTCATTGCACAGGTTTATTGAATAAAAATTTTCTAAAAGCATTTTTAGCATTTGCAAGCGTTTTGTAAGTCCCAAGTACTCCATAACCACTGATTGTGAGTTTATATTTAGGACTAGTATTTAGAATATCAATTGTGCCGATATAACCACGATGGTTTTTAGTTTCTAGTTTAGTATTGTTAACTTTAAACCATTTGATTTTATACTTTCTTTGCATTTTTATTGACCTTTCTTAAGTCCTTTACGTTTACAGATATACATTTTTCTTTACCATCTACTTCGATTTTAACAAGATATTTGCTTCCAAAAAGATGACACACGATTGTAGCTTCACCTTTGTATCCGCTTTTAGAATTAACAACTATGACGCGTTCGCCTTCCTTAAATAACTCCACTCAATTTAATTTTTACTTTAATTAAAAAATTTTTAGTCATCATTTTCAAAAATAGTATCTAAAAATGATTTTTGTTTTTCTTGTTCAATAAGTTTTAAATAGTCATCAATAACCTTCATAGACTCACTTGCAGAATTTTCAAGCGAATAATAATAAGCCATAGCAATTGCCATGACACAATCGTCATGTTTACCATCTGGCGCTCTATAACTTAACCTGCCTGTACGATTGATTTCATACTCAAAAAGCTCAAACTCATTTTTAATGGTAGAAATGTTTGGTAACTTAATAAGACAATTGTCAAATGCCATACTTAATTTGTTTATTATTTCATTTTTTGATTGGCTTGTAAAAGTAAATGGCACACTTTCAATTTCACTGCTTAAAAAATCACCAATACCTTGACCAACTCCTGTGGCATCATAAATCAAGGGACAGCTAAATTTAGAACAAATGTCTTTTAGTTTTTTTATCACGATTGAATAATCAACTTGATTGAAACGCTCATAGTAAACTAGTCTTTTACTTTCTACGCCCATTACAACGATAACATTGTAGTCAACTAGTTTTGCAAAATCTACCGCGCAAATGTAATGTTCATTGTCATAATCAATGTTTTCTGCAACCCATTTTTGATTTTGATTTTCAAAATGAATTTCTTTACCTTCAAAAACTTTATCAATGTTTCTAAATACTGAATTGATTGAGTCAATAAATTCACACTCAAATTCTTGCTTGCGAATATGCTCTGGTACACTATTCATTAGTTCTAAAAGAATTTTAGGATAGTCAGGTCGGTCGCGCCAAGTCTGTTTTATTGAAAAAAAATTTTTATCTTCCTTACCTTTTAAGTACAACTCGTAGATATAGTTTCTACCTCTCGGCGTTGTAATTAAAACTATTCTACAATTTTCACGACGCGCTGTTGGCAAAATATGCTGATAAAAAACTTCTTTGCTTATTAAAGCGGCTTCATCTACAACGATTAAATTAAAACCTTTAGATACGATTGAATCGGGGTTGTCGGCTGATCTTAAGTACAATCTAGCACCATTAGCCATGTGAAGACACATTTCACTGCTTTTGTAATCAAAAATTCTTTCTTTAGCTTCAAAATCATAATCCATGATATATTTCTTATTTGTTTTTTCATCAACGCCAAACCATGCATCATCAATACATGCTTTAGCTTGTTTGTAAATTGGCGCAACCCACATGATTTGTGCGTTGGGATTAGTTAACATAACAGGTAAAACTATGTCAAAAGTACCAAAGATAGTTTTGCCCCAACCTCTCGGCGCTACTATTAAATTGATTAAAGCATTTTTTTGTGTTAGTGCACAAAGTACCTTGTGTTGTCCAGCATGTCTTCTATAATTTATCTTTATCATTTACATTTACTTGAATACTCATTAAATATAATCTCAATTGTTTCAAGCTTTGATTTGTAAATAGCAACTAGATTTTTTGCTTCACTGATAGCATTGTCAATTTCAATTTTTATGTTTTCTAAATTTTTTAAGTCCGCATTTATAACTTTAGTAAATAAAACAATAATATCATTTGAATTTTCAAGATTGTAAACTACTTGCACATAAAAACCATTTAATCTATCAATACCAAGAACAATCTTAAATTCATGCTCATTAAATTTATTTTGTTCAATTATACAATAATTAGATTTCTGGTTCTGATTCTGGTTCAAGCTTGAATTCATTGTCCAACTCCCCCTCTTCATGCTCTAGTTCTATCTTAAACTCGTTGATTTTTGTTTTTAGTTCTTTAATTGTTTGTGAAATCTTTTTTACTCCTGTACCTAGACGCTGGGCAATTTCACAGTGATTGTTTTGCATTAAAAAATACAGTATAAAAACGTTTCTTTCAAATAAAGATAATCTGTTTTGAATTCTGTAAAAAAAATTTTCATCTATTTCATTAAATTCAGATTGTTCATAAGTTTGAAAATTTTGTTTGTCAAAAACATCATCGTTTTTATCCTCCTCATCATCTAGAAAAGTAAACTTTGAATTTTTGTTTTTTAAAGCCTTACTCATAGTGCTTAAAGTAAGAAAGTAGTTATTAAGAACGGAATACAGGTAGGTGGTTTTTTTTACATTTTTACTTGAATCAAAGGTGGCAAGCCCGCGCCATAACCTAATGCGAATCAATTGCATAATATCCTCACGCTCATAGCCAAAAGTTTCTTTAAGCGTGTAATAGTAAGAATTGATAAGTTTGTTTATTATAAATGAAAGGTCATTTTTGATTAGATATTCTATTTCATGATTTAGTTCTTGAAGCTTATTTTTATCAAGACTTAATAACTTACTTTTAATTTTGCCATTTTTTTTCATTCTTTTTTATCATTTGAACTCTTTTCATTTTTTGTTTTTATAGAGTAAAAAAGTGAAAGCACTATAGCATTAGATTTTGTAGAAATAGACTTGGTAATATGTTTGATTTCAAGTTCATTGATTAGCTCATTTGTTTTTTTGGTTAGTTCACTTTCAGTAATTTCACGAACTATCTTAACTTGTGTGTCGGCTAGTGCATTTGTTTTAAGAATTATTGTATAGTAAAGCCTTCCTGTAACGGGTGATTCAACTTGTAATGCTGTAATGAATTTACCTTTACTTAAGATTTCATTTAACTTGCTTTCTATGATTTTTTGCGTTTTTTCACTTTTTTGGAAGCTTATACTAAAATGCTGTAACATTTTTTTACTCCTTTTGTTTGTTTATTTTTTCAAAAAACCATTTAATTTCTGCACCAACTACAACATCATAGTCTTTTAAAAATTCATTTAGCAAGTTAACTTGCTTCTTAAAACTAGGTTCTAAAACATTGGCAACTAGTTTCATTGCGTAGTCAAATGGTTCAATTTCTTTTTGTTGTTTTTTCTTTTTAAAAAACATTATGCAGGTTTTGTTGATTGATTATTATTTTGATTTTGATTAGTTTCATTGAATTTCTTTAACACTTCCTCTTTTATTTTTGCATCAATTGATTGTCGTAGAGTTTCAATTTCATTTTTTACTTTAGCAATATACTCGGTTTCACTTTCACACTCTTTACTTATAGCATAAAGCTTTTTAGAAAAATACTCAATAGTAGCTTGCAAAGTAGTGTCCGTGTTAAATAAGGTACTTTCTATTGGAATTAAAACTTGTCGCACAAGGCCACTGTATAAGTTTTTGTATTTTTTATCTAGTTCTTCTACCTTGTTAACTATGTTATTTTGAAAATTAGCCATACTTGTTTGAATAAGTTGTATGTTTTGGTTGATTACTTTGTCTTCATGTTTCAAAAGATTGTAGATATCATCTTTAAAAACTCGCAAAATTTTTTTGATTTGTCCACGTACTCCAGCACTTGCTGGTGCTTCCTGTTTCTCTTCCTCCGACAATTCTAGCTCTTTATCCGTGTTTGAAAAAATTCTTTCATTAAAAAGTTCTTTAGCTTTTAGTTCAATTATTTCTGATTTGTTTTCTTGATTTTCATTTTGTTGTTCACTCATTGCTTAACCCCCCATTTCATTTTTTATTTATACAGGTCAAAGTAAGTTTTGCCAATTAAGATGGCGTCACTAATGTCATTGTCTTTTAATTTAAGATTTAATTTGAAAAGCTCATTTACTTTATTCACTGAAAGATGTTTTTTACTAGTGCCACCTTTAAACTCTTGTGAAAAACTCATAAGCTCATTGGCAACTTTGTTTTTTAATTCTTTCTCAAGAAGCTTTTTTTGTTCTTTAAATTCTTTTTTATTTAATTTTTGTTTTAACTCAAGAAGCTTTAAATCTATTTCTGTTTTGTATTTTTGAATAATCATTTTTTTATTTATTTCTTTTTTTTCTTTTAAAATTTTATTTTTATTTTTTTGTTCTTTAGTAAGTATCAAGCCTTGTATAGATTGCCATTTGCGCGAATCAATGTAAATAATTTTGATATTTAAGTCTAAAAGTGTATTGCATAATTCATAATGAAACCACTCAAGAAGCTTGCGTGTAAATCTACTGACAAGAAAACCTCCATTGTTTGTTTCTTCAATAATTACTTTGTCAATGTTATAAAGTTTTATTAAGTCTTTAATCTTGGCTGACAGGTTTTTGCAAGCATAGATATAGTTTCTAGGATATTCACAATTAAAATCTTTAGGTGATACATTAAAAACGCCGTAAGTAATTAAAGCACCTTCATAATTAAAAACCGCGTAACCTGTTTTAGTAGAAATATCTAAAGCAAGAAGCACATTTAAAATGATAAATACTTTTTCATAAAAGTAAAATTAAAAAAATGTCAAAAAAAGCAAAACCATTTATTAAGTGGCTTGGTGGTAAAACTAATTTAATAAATGAAATAATACAATTTTTACCATCACAATTTTACTATAATCAATTTACTTACATTGAAGCTTTTATAGGAAGCGGTGCTGTTTTATTTCATTTATTAAATGAATTTAAAAACATAAAAAAAGTAATCATAAATGATATAAACCAAGAGTTGATAAATTGTTACAAAGTAATTAAAAATGCTCCTTATGCTTTAATCTGCGAACTAGAAACTTTACAAGAGCAATTTCATAATCTTGAAAATAATAAGATTGAAAAAGAAAAATTTTATTACTCAAAAAGAAAAATTTTTAATGAAAAAAGTTTAGACTCAATAAAACAAGCGGCACTTTTTATTTTTTTAAATAAAACTTGTTACAATGGTCTTTATAGAACAAACAATAAAAATGAATTTAATGCGGCACTCGGTCGCTATGTAAAGCCAATTATTTTTGATAAAGAAAACATTTTAAATATAAGTGAAAAATTAAAAAATGTTGAAATACTTTGTGGTGATTTTGAAATTGTTTTAGACTATATTGAAAGTAATTCATTTATTTATCTTGATCCACCTTATCTTCCAATAAGCAAAACCGCGAATTTTACAAGATATGATTCTTGCAGGTTTTATCTTGATGACCATTTAAGACTAAAAAAATTTTGCGACAAGTTAAGTAGTCAGAATGTTTATTGGGTACAAAGTAATTCAAATGCGCAAGAAATCAAAAACTTGTATAAAAACTATGTTATTAAAGAAGTTTATGCGGCAAGAAAAATAAATATAGACACAAAAAAAAGAAATAAAATCACTGAATTATTGATAAGCAATAATTTTGAATTTTTTAATGACTATTTATTATGACAAATAAAAGTTTGCATAAAGCAAAAAAAGAAAAAAATGATGAATTTTATACTTTATATGAAGACATTGAAAAAGAAATTTATCATTATGAAAAGCAATTAGAAAATAAAATAATTTATTGCAACTGCGACAATCCTAGAGAAAGTACTTTTGTAAAGTACTTTATAAATAATTTTGAAAGATTAAAACTTAAAAAACTCATAGCGACTTGTTACCAAAAAAATGAAACAAATTTGTTTAGTAAAGAAATTAAAAAAGGTTTATTTTTAGAATACAATGGTGAAAAAATAAAAGATATAAATGAGTTAGAAATTAAAGAATTGAAAGGAGATGGTGATTTTAGAAGTCATGAATGTATAGAATTACTAAAGCAAGCTGATGTTATAATAACAAATCCACCTTTTTCTTTATTTATAGAATTTATTGATTTGCTTTATAAGTATGATAAAAAATTTTTAATTATTGGCAATTATGTTGCTTTAATTTATGTAAGTGTTTTTCAAAAATTTAAAGAAAATAAAATTAAACTTGGAGTCAATATAGTTCAAAAATTTATTACTAAAGATAAAATAAAAAAAATAGAATCCAGATGGTTTACAAATTTAGAGCATAATAAAAATTACAAAATTTTAAATTTAAACACTATGGCTTATAATTTATTAAGTAATAAAAAAATAAAAAATAACCCAAATGTTTATAAAAAATATGATAATTATGAAGCAATTGAAGTGCCTAGTTATACTGCAATACCTAGTGATTATAATGGCATTGTTGGAGTGCCATTTTGTTTTTTAGATTATTATAACCCTGAACAATTTGAAATTTTTGATTTAATTCATGATGCTTCAATAAATGGAAAACAGCTATTTAAAAGAATTTTTATAAAGTTAAAACAATGATTGAAAACTATAAATTGTATCATGGCAATGCTTATGAATTGATAAAGCAAATCCCAAATGCTTCTATTGATTTAATACTTACAGATCCACCTTATAATTTAGCTCTAAAATCAAGGGGAAATATAAAACTTAAAAATGGCAAAACAATAAATAATGACATAGCAGAATGGGACAAGATTGAATTTAATCATAAAGATTTTGTGCAAGAATTTAAAAGAATTTTAAAGCCAAAAGGTAACATTTTTGCATTTTGCTGTTACAGCACAATTGGCAAATGGCATGAAGCTTTTGATACTGAATTTGATACATTTCAATTTATGGTTTGGCACAAAACAAACCCACCACCAAAAATTTATAAAGCAGGTTTTCGCAATAGCTGTGAGCTTATAGCTTGTATGTGGAATAAAGGTCATACTTGGAATTTTATAAATCAAAAAAATATGCACAATTTTATTGAATCACCTATTTGTATGGGAGAAGAAAGGTTAAAAGATCCAAGTCATCCGACACAAAAACCTGTTAGGATTTTAGAACACATAATTAAAATAGCTTCAAATGAAAATGATATAGTTTTTGATCCATTTATGGGAGTAGGCTCAACAGGTGTTGCATCTTTAAATTTAAATAGAAAATTTATAGATTTTGAAATAAATCATGATTATTATAAAGCCGCAGTACATAGAATAAGTAATTTAAAACAATTAAGATTTAAATTTTAAATTTTTCAAGTGATAGACAATCATAAAGATATAAAAGTAATTTAATTATAAGATAAAATAAAAGAAAGAATTTATTATTTAGTTAAATCATAATTTTTCACTTTTTTAAACAAATTCTTTAATAAAATCAATAGGTTATAAATTTAGTATTTTTATAGTTGACTAAATAGATATACTATTATATTCTATAATTAAGAGTGAGTGATAAAGCGGTGAGTTAAAAAAAAGAAAAAAAAGAAAGGAGGCAATACTATGGAAACAAATAAAATTTATAGAGTAGTAAGTTATGTGATTGACATTGAAGGTAGTTTTAAAATTGAATATGAAACTACCGATAAACAAGAAGCTTTAGATAAAGCAAAAACTATAGTTACAGAACCTTATGAAGTTGTAGGTGAACAATTAGTTGTTGAAGTGCAAGAAGTAAGATTTGATTTTGAAGTTGATATTGAAGAAATAGAAATTATTGAAACTTTCTATAACGAAACCCCATTGCCCAAAGAAGACGATGTGGTGATTGCGACTATAAGCTGGCACATACACCCTAACTACGCGATTGATATACATGAATTGGAGTTTATAAAAAATACTAACTATAAGTATTATTCTGAATTAAAAGGTGATCCCGACCTTTCATTTAGACCATTTAATATAATTTTAAGTTTAAACGATTTACTTGAATACTATAGATTAAAAAAAGAAAACAAATGGAAAGAAGCACCTTACCCACTCGATAAAGTGCACACAGGCTTTTTTGTTGTGCAAGAATTTTTGAACGAGCATGGTTTTATTCAAGGCTCAGAAATGATTGAATACGATGATGAATTTGAAATCAATTTTTTATAAACAATAAAAACAAAAGAAAGGAGGCAAGACTATGGAAAACACTAAAAAATATCAAGTAATTGAAAAAATCGGCAATAATCAAAAAACTATATTTGAAACAAACAATTTAAAAGAAGCTAAAAGATTTGCTTCAAGATATAAAAAGTCAATAAAGCCACAGATTTTACCAGAAGGGTTTATAGAATTAAAAATTCTAAAAAATAATCAAATTATAAAGGAAGATATAGTTGATGTGAAGTTGCCAAAAAATGAAAATTATTTTGTAGCAAAAGTTGATAATGAGACACCAAAAAATATCTATTACTTTAAGCCGATAAATACTTTTAAAACAAATAGTGAACTTATCAAAAAAAGTTGTACAGGTTGGCAGTGGCGAGTGTTTTCATACAGAGACCTTTACAAAATTTTAGATAAAAAACTAAAAGGAAAACTAACTGATGTGTCCGATAAATCAATTGAACAAATACTTACTTTTTTAAAGGAAAAAAAGAAACTTAAAAAGAAATACATAAAAGCTTTTAATCTTAAACAGCTAGACCTTAAAAAATTCTACAAAAAATGGAGTTTTGCTAAGATAATTTTTACCACAAAAATAGATTATAGAACTAGTTTAGGTAGGGACATACGCAAATACAAAATTGATTTAGACAAGTTAAGAGCCGATGCAGATCTTCACTTTGAAAGAATTAAAAAGAATTTTAATGCAGACAAGTTAAATAGAAAGAATTGTCCTTTAAAACTAATAAACAAATCATTGATAAAAGATTTGAAAAAACTGAACCCAATCATTTATAAAAATGCATTGTTTGTATACGGAAGCTCGCGTTTTAGCGAAGACATACAAAAAAGAGCCGATAAACTAGGCGTTTACCCTGTGGCAATAGATAGTTGGGCGTTACATATAGCCCTACCGACTAATGAATGTCGTGGTCGTTATTTTGACGCTAATAAACTTGCAAATACTTTAATGTTACAGCCAGAGGAAGTAGAGCTATTAAAGTCAGAAGGTAAGACATACTTATTTAAGACAAATGCTTTAGGTTATAGGATACAATTGTTTCATGCCGATTTATCTTGTAACGACCTTCATATAGCTGTTATTTTTGAAAACATAGAAGAAAAAGAAAAGAAATTCAAAGAAAATAAGGATAAATGGTTAAATGCTCCTTACGCTAGAAAACTAGGTCAAAGTGATGACCCAGACCATTATGTATGCTAATGTTTATTTATTAAATCGTCAATTTTCTGTGCCGAGTTTTGAGTTTTACTTTCAAGCTCGGCATTTTCTTTTTTTTCTTTTTCTATATCATTTAAAAAACTAGAATCAATTTTAGTTTTAGTTTCTTGTTCTATTTTTTTTGATAGAATATACTTGAAATAAAAATAGGCACAAAAAGCAATCAAGATTAAAACTAGTTTTAAAACTAAAGTAGTTTGACCGCCACTGACTAACTCAAATAACTTTTCAATACTTAATCCTTCCATAAAAATTCACCTTGCTTATAAATTAAAATCAAACTTCTACCGCTTGAAGTAAACATTGAAATTACTGCATCTTCACTTTTATTGAATTTTAAAAAATTGCCAAAAAAAACTTTATCATTATACAAAATTACACTTACATTTTTGTCGGCATAAATTTCAATTTCATTTTTTCTAAAATTAAAACTTGGCTTTGAAAGTTTTATAAAATTGTTATCATATTTTTGAACATACCACACAAATCTTTTAAAGTAGTTTGATTGCTTATGAATTAAAACGCCATGCAGAATGCAATCACCGACTTGTTTATCTTTAAAAAAATCGTCAGTACTAATTTCAAGAGCATTGTTTTCAATTTCTAAAGTTTGTGAGTAATCAAAATCACAACCGCTTAAATAAAATTTATAGCTACCATTTTGCTCAAGTTTTAATCTTATTTTTTTATTTTCAAATCCGAGTTTAGTCAAAAATAATTCTGCATTGTGTTTTTTCTTATAAAGATAAATGCGCCCGAGCAGTGAACTAGTTACTATACCTTTTTTTAATGCTTGATTATAGATTGGTTTTAAAAGGATACTTAAAACACAACCATCTTGAATAAGAGCTTCAGTTTCATAAGAAAACTTTTCATAATTTTTTGAAACAAAATTTTCATTGATACCACAATTTTTAGATAAAAAATAGATTTCTGAATTTTCACCTAGAGTTTGAATTTTAATTTTTAAATCCTTAAATTTTTGTCCGTCATGAATTTCACAAATAGCTATGCCATTATGTAATCCGCCGCAAGCTTCAAAAACTAAACTTGAATAATTGCTAGAAATTGAGCTTTTACATCTAGAGTTATCATTACAAATATCGTTTACAAAATCAAAATGAGCGCAACCACTAAAAACGATTGCGCCCATGAGTAGTTTTAAGTTTAGGATTGAAAACTTAATCATTTTTGACAAAAAATTGTTTATAAAGTTGATTGAAAAAAACTTGAAATGCCGCAATTGTGCTACTATGTAATAAAGCCGCTGACCAAGTAAGCCCGCTTGTTTTTAATGTTAGGACCCCGAGCACCAAAGTCAAAAATGTTACAATTAAAAGCTTGTACTTACCAGCAAAGTTGCTGAGTTGAGTTTTAAAAAACGCCATCAAAAGTTGCACAATAATTACTACAATCCCTAGTCCTGTTGCGCCTTTTATATCACCTATACTTTTTAAAAGTAAATTTATAAAGTCTTGATTGCTTATTTCACTCATTTTTTGATCCTCCCTCAAAAATAAATGTACCAACGATAACCGAGTCTTCCATGAGTCCATCAAGTATGGCGTCATTTACTATAGCTAAAATATCTATCAAATCGTCGGCAACCTTACTAGGTACTACTATCGTTAAATCACCAGCTTCCGCATTTTCTTTTACTAAAATGTTTTCATTGATTGAATAAATGCTTTCAACGCTTGAACCACTTGCCAAAATGTTACAAAAGTCAAAAAAAGTAGTAGCAATTCTGATTTTATTACTAAAAATTAAATTAAAAAATTTTTCAAATTTACTTATATCAAAGTAAACAAAAAAACTTACTCCATTTTCATATTCACTAAAATCTTTAATTACTACCTCAAAACCACGCTTTGTATTATGAGTGAAAGCTAAATTTTTAAATGCACTTATGATTGAATTTTCAATGTTAAGTACTACTTTAAAGCCAAGATATTTTTTTGAACTATCTAAAACAAAATTTTCTTTAACATCAATTTTGAATTTTTTTAATAGCTCCTCGTTCATACTTGTTCATTATACCACTTTTTAAAACGGCTACTTAAAATGTTAGTCATCACTTCAATTTGATTTTCACTTAAGTTTTTTAATTTTTTTGTTATTTCTTTAGTAGTATATCGTTCAATGAATTTTAATTTAAAAACTTTTTTTTCAATCGGCTTTAATGTTTTTAAAAAATTTTCTAAATCTAAAACAAAATCAATACTAGAAAAGTCAGTTGTTTCTTTACATAAATTTTCAATTAAGTTAGTTTCACTTCTGTCATTTTCTTGTTCAATTGCTAAATTACTAAAATTGATTTCACGCGCAAGCTCCGTGCGCTTTTTTATCATTTGAGCAAGATTAGCAAACTTTGTGTCTAGCTTAATGTATATGAAAGTAATAAGACTTGCGCCACGCCTTTTATTGTAATCCCTTATTGCTTCAATAACTAGACTGCGACCATATTGAATAACATCTTCATAGTCCATGCATACATTTGAGCAATCACTATTAAAGATTTTTTTCTTGGCAAGTTTATGAATTAAATTTTCATATTTTTTATATTCATTGAACAATTTTGTATTTGAAAAATCTAAACTTAATTGTTGCATCTAAAAAAATTTTGCAGTTATTTTTTTCAAAATGCAAACTCAAAAATCATTTATAAACAAAAATATCTTTTAAAGCTTCTCTATCCCATGCCATTAAAAATCCTAAAAGCTTCATTGATTTTGTACTAGTGAGTAATCTAGAGTTACTATCAATGTGCCTTATTTTGTAATAAACTCCATCACCATTTCTTTCTATTTGATTTAGGTTGCTGCTAGCACTAGTGTTACCTTCAATCGTCTTTACTAAAGAATTGTTTACTAATGACTCAATTATTCCAGCATGTCCCATGTTAGTTGGCTTACCTTGTACATAATGTTGCCATAAGATTATGCAAGCCGAGTGTGGCATTTCTTTAAGTCTGTACTTATAATCTGTTTTGTTCCATAGAGTAAGTACATGCTCAGTGGGGTAAAGTATGGTTTTTACATCAATCCCAAAATCTTGATAAAATTTTTCTTGAGCTTTCTTAACACAATACTGAATAAAACATAAGCACCAGCTTTCACCATTAGCCACTCCATCTACAGCTTTTTGAAAAAGCTCAACCTGTGCGCCTTTGTTATCACCACCTTCTTCTGTTACTCCCACATAACTAGAAGCTATATTGATTAGATACTCACATAAAACATCATACGCATTATATTTTTTTAATTCGCTTTTTTGTTTTTTAAAATCTATAACTACTATGTTTTTAGTAAAGTTTTTTTTCAAACTCGTTGCAAGCTCCATGATGAATTTCAAAACCTTTTCTAAAAAATTTTTCATAAAAACCTTATCTTATTTTCATGTATGGTGCAAGTTTTACATATTTAGGATAGTCAATGGTTTGGTTACTTAAAGCACTGCCAAGATAGTGAAAATGTGAACCACTAAATCTTTTGTCCCCGTCTTCATCGTAACCATAGTTTAAGTGATCCCTTAAACCTGTTTGTCCTCCGTGTGAATGCGCTAAATTCCAAACAAAAGTACCTGCCATTGTGTTTGCATCACTTACACTATTGGCACATTTTACATAGCGTTCATTTATATTAGGTGTGTAATTGTGATTAAAACCAATGCTTCGTAATGGTGATAAGGGGTGGGTGATTTCTGAACCATTGCAAAGTTGCCAAACTGAAGCATCTAGCGGCTGAAAACCAAATTGATTTACATTGACAAAAATTATTGTTCCAATCGGTAAAAGATTTGATAAAAAATTTATATTAAGAACTATTTTTTTTAAAAGTTGTTCATCAATACTTTCTAAAAGCTCATACTCTCTTGAATCTATTTTTTGAAATTTGCTTGGCACTATTATTGGCATTACTGAATCCTCATAAAAAATTTTACCACATAATAGTTTGGCTCTATATTTATATCATTAACAAGGTCATAACTCATTCCGTGTGAGTGTCCAAACATTGTGTTAGGTTTAGGATCACTGCCTTGCGAAGGGTCTGCGCCTTCGGCACTCCACCAAGTAGCGACATCGTGTTTATGCTTTAAATTGATTTGATTGACTCCACCACTAGTGCCTACTTGTCCAAGTTGAGTAGTCAATCTTATGTACTTATCTCTTAAATCTGGTACAAATCGTGGTTGTGAAGGTGTACTGCGTAGTGGTGAGTTTTCATTAGTTATTTCTGAACCATCACACTCTTGCCAAATGTTAGGGTCTGGTGCGTCTACGCCGCTTATGTTTACCATAATCGGAAAAATTGCTCCAATAGGTACACAAGCGTTTATGTACTCTTGCATTGATTTTATTTGTGTAAATAAATCAGCACTTAAAATTTTGCCAAATTTTGTATAAATGTCATTAATGCCGTTCATAATATCCTCATGTAAGGTTGTAGAACAATGTGTTGAGGGTTAAGTTGATAAATCCCTAAATCATTATAGATTTGGTGTGTGTGTGAATCACCTTGCGGCATAGCGCTACCATTGTCAGT